TTCTATGCCCATTTCTTTGTTTTCAAAATAACAATTAAATTAGGTTGCTGTGTGGGCATAATTAAAGTGCTAGACCAGTTTTTTCTATAACGAATAGCTTTTGTTTGCTGTGCTGGTCTATATGGCGTACCCTGTAGGATTTGAACCCACATCTAACAGTTTTGGAGACTGTCGTTTTACCGTTAAACTAAAGATACATATATTTCCGCCCCTCAGATAATTACTCCTGAGAAATTGTGGAATTGCACCGACTATTACATCTGGTGGCGGAACTTGTTATGGTAGGAGTCGTGGGATTCGAACCCACACTGTACGGATTTTAAGTCCGCTTTCTCTGCCGTTGGAATACACCCCCGTATTGGTAGGCAAGATTGGATTCGAACCAACAGTGTTTCCAATGTCACGGTTTTACAGACCGCTTGCTTCGCCATTTGCATACTCGCCTATATGGTACTCTCGATGGGATTTGAACCCATAACATCTGGTTTCTAAGACCAGCTTCTCTGCCGTTGGAATACGAGAGCATGGAAGAGCGTGTGAGACTCGAACTCACATACCAGCTTCTTACACTGATAATCAGTTTTCAAGACTGAGCCGATACCAATTTCGGTTGACCGCTCCATATGGTTGAAGGTGTGAGACTTGAACTCACAGTCTCCGGTATCCAGCACCGGCGCGATGCCAATTTCGCTAACCCTCATTATTAAGAGACTGCTCTCACCGCTGATTGAGCTACTATGTACATGCCATAGAAGGGAGTCGAACCCAAATCTGTCTCTGATGGTGGAGGTACAGGGAATCGAACCCCAGTGTTGAAGCGTTCCCTTTGGCTTTCACCCCAATCGACACCTATCTCACCCCCTTGATTTCTATACTATTATTATACCACAAACTTGCACGAAAGTCAAGCACTTTCTAAAATAAATTGGGAGCGGTAGCTGGAGTCGAACCAGAAACATGAGCTTATGAGACTCAGTGGGCAACCCAGCCCCGTCTACCGCCATATGGAGACACCGTTTCTTTATTGACGCACGATGTCAAACGTCAAGAGGTTACTTTGTCTTTTCCTCTTCAGCGTAAGCTTCTTGGAGCATATCCGCCAGTATAACTTCCAGATTCCTAAGTCTGGTATGTAGTATACCTAGCATGAGCATTACTACTCCCATATATCCTAAAAATAGAATTTCAATATTTGTCATAGATTACCCCCTTACTCTTAATTGTTTGGGTTTATTAATGTACTTATCTTTCGGTCTTTTTAAGATTGCGAATTCTTCCTCAGTGAGTAACCTTCGACATGATTCTTGCAAATACTCGTCTTTTGGAAGCAAATTGTTCTCAATCAAGTGTATTAACACCTTAACCTTACTAATGTCTCGGATATGGGCGTGTTGTTCATGTGTCCCCCCTTGTCGCCATAGAATTTTATATCCTTTACAATCAGTGGTTATGTGATACTTGAACCTCAATGAGCATCCCTCCTTACTATTATTATACCAAAAATAGTGGAGAATGTCAACGCTTTTTTAACATTATTTTGATAATTTTAACCACAGAAACTGTATAATAATATTGAATGACAGATTATGGAGGTACTAATGGTAAGTAAAGACTTTGATTTGATAGTTAAGAAGTTACCGAGAGAGCTGGAGTATATAAACCTATATTTCATAGGAGATTTACACATAGCTTCTCAAGACTTCAACGAACCTTTGTTTTTCAAATGGAGAGACATGGTTAAGAATGACCCAAACGGTTATGTTGTAATACTTGGCGACATCTTCGACAACGCTCTGAAAAGCAGTAAGAGTAATAGTTATGAGGCCAGAATGAGGCCAAGGGAGGAAAAAGCATATTTTGTTGAACACTTCGCATGTATAGCGGACAGGGTTCTACTTGTTCTGGATGGAAACCATGAATATCGAAGTGTTAATGCTACTGATGATAGTCCGTTGTACGACATGGCTTGTAAGTTGGACTTGGAGGAGTTATACAGAGAGAACTTTGGCTTCCTAAAAGTCAATCTTGGAGAGAAAAACAAAGATAGGCAGTATAGTTATGCCATAGCGGTTGGACATGGTAGCACAAAAAGGAAAGCTGAGATATTCTCTTTCGTGGTAGATAATGTGGATGTATTTGTTACTGGCCACACCCATCAGGCTTCATTTATGAATCCAGCCAGAATAGTAATAGACATGCACAACGAGGTAGTTAGAGAAGAGGATTTTGTTAGGATAGTAGTTCCCAGTTTTCTAAAGGTAGGAGGATATGGATTGAGAGGGATGTATGAGCCAGCTGGACACAAACTCCCGATTGTCAGGTTGTCTGGAAAGGAGAAGGAGGTCTCCGTATTATGGAAGTAAAAAATATAGGAATCCTGTATAATGAAAGTGAATTAACAAAAGAGCAGGTTGTGGCAGATTTGAAGAGTGAGGGGTATACCCATAATTTCTTGTTTATCAATCCAATAACGCTTTCTGGAACGCTGGACAGGCATCTGAAAACAATAGATGAAGTATGGTTGTTCAAGGATTGCTCTAAAATGTGGCAGTATGAATATTTTAAGAGTAATGGGAAAGATATCTGGGTTATGGGATGAAAAACCATTGTAATAATTGGATAGTATATATGCACATAACTCCAAATAATAAAATTTATATAGGTATAACCAGTCAATCTGCAAAAGAAAGATGGCGTAACGGAAAAGGATATAAATATTCTAAAGCATTCTATAGAGCTATATTAAAATATGGCTGGGATAATATACAACACATTATATTATTTGAAAATATATGCGAGGAAAGTGCTAAAATGTTAGAAATATTACTTATATCCATTTATAAATCCAATAAGAAAAGATATGGATATAATATAACGTCTGGTGGTAATGGAACAGTTGGATATAAACACAGCGAGAAATCTAAAGAACAAATGTCTTTATCTAAAAAAGGTAAGTCAGTAAACGTTGGGAAAAGTAATGGGATGTATGGTGTATTACCACCGAGAACTAAAAAAGTAATGTGTATAAATACTGGAACTATATATGAATCACTAAAACAAGCTTCTATTGCAAATAATATAGCATCTGGGGTTTTATCCAGAGCATTGAAGAGAAATGGTTTATGTAAAGGTCTTATTTGGAGGGAGGTATAATGGCAGATGCTCTAAGTATCGAGCAAGTAGAATACTATGTTAATGAGGTTCTCCCTAAAATTGAAAGTGAACTTTCAAGAACTGATATGGAGGCCCAAGATAAACTTGAATTATACACGTTATACGTAGATGTGCTTAGAATTACTGCCCCGTATAACTTTAACTCATTTAACATGTATTTAGAGCTTGATGATGACCACAATGACCCGAACAAGGCCTTTTATCATCATAGAAAGAAACACTTAAAAGAGCTATTTGACGCAATGAATGATTTGGAAATGTACGATAAGTACGACATGTTACTTGTATCGCTTGCTCCCAGAGTAGGTAAAACCACTACTGGAATCCGCTTTCTAAGTTGGATAATAGGAAAGTATCCAGAAAATACCCAGCTGGCGATATCATATGCTGACAATGTAACTTCATCATTCTATGCTGGAGTTATGGAAGTAATTGATGGAGTTAGATATAGGGAAGTGTTTCCAGAAGCTCCGTTGGTAAACCAGAATGCCAAGAAGGAAGAAATTTGGTTGAAGACGGTAAAGAGATATCCATCCATAGCCTTTATTCCAATAGGCGGAGCTATGACTGGTAGGGGAGAAGCCAAGAATTATCTGTACTGTGACGACTTGGTATCTGGACTTGAAGAGGCCCTATCTCCTGTGAGGTTGGAAAAGCTATGGGGACTGTATACTGGTAACGTAAAACAGAGAAAGAAAGATGGCTGTAAGGAAATTCACATAGCCACAAGATGGTCTGTCCATGACCCGATAACCAGACTTGATAGACTAAACAAAGATAATCCGAGATGTAAGATAATAAGTATAGACTGTTATGACGAAAATGGAGAAAGTAACTTCGACTTCCCTAATGGATTCAGTACCGCTTACTACAAGGATTTGGAAGGAACTCTGGACAAGCTAACGTTTGATGCTGTATTCAGACAGAGGCCAATAGAGCGTGAAGGATTACTTTATCACGAAGAAGACCTTAAGTATTATTTCACACTTCCAGATGGTGGATTTGATTCTGTAGTTGCCATATGCGACAGTAAGAACATGGGTAAAGACTATGTGGCCTCACTTGTTGGTTATGTGCAAGGGGATTATGTATACATAGAGGATGTAGTGTACAACAGAGGACTTCCAGATGTTACCAAAGCTCTTGTGGCTAATATGTGGATGAAGCATAACGTAGTCATGGGGGATGTTGAATTAAACAATGGTGGAAATTACTATGCGGAAGGTGTAGAGGCCCTTATAAAAGAAGGGAAAGGCCACACAAGCGTCAGAATGTTCTTTTCATCCAATAACAAGGACGTTAAGATAATAACATATTCAGAGCACGTTAAGAAGTTTTTCGTGTTCAAGCACAAGTCATTGTATTCTCCAAACAGCGAGTATGCTATGTTTATGAAGGACTTAACCTCATGGACACAACTTGGAAACAACGAACATGATGATGCCCCAGATGCTACAGCTATGTTGGCTCAAATGGTTCAAGAATTACAATACAGAGGAATCAAAATAATTGATAGAAGGAGTGTAGGAATTTGATATTAAGAGGTAGACGAAAGATACTAACTCAATATACCTCAACTGATATTCTGGAAAGTCCTATAAAGCTGGTTGACTTGCTCAATACCGCTTTTGGAACTCACAACATGAATAAAATTGAGATAGATTATTTGATAAACTACAGAAATGGTGAACAACCTATACTGTTAAAAACAAAAGAGATACGCCCAGAAATAAACAATACGTCTGTATTCAATCATGCTCAAATGATTACAAGGAACATAATTGGATACTTTTTGGGTACCCCTATTCAATATATCCAGAGTGGTGCTACTGATAAGAAAGACCAGATAGACCTTCTTAACCAGTACGTGTCATATGAAGATAAGGCCTCAATCGACAAAGAGATTGGAGAGTATCAGAGCATATGCGGAACAGCTTATAGGATTATATACACAGATGGAATGTTCGCTGACGAGGTTCCGTTTGAGGACAAGGCCCTAAATCCATCCCAGACTTTCATTGTATATGAGAATACTATTGCCGAAAAGCCAGTTGTTGGAGTTACTTACTTCGACATACTGGATGAAGATGGCTCATTGAATAAGAGAAGGATTTATGTTTATACTGACAGGGGATATTACGTTATAGATACCGATAGGAGCGAGACGGTCTCCATAGACGACACAATGAACTTCTATGGGTATTCCTTCGGTGGCGTACCAGTAATAGAGTATCCTAATAACATGTGGAGAATAGGGGACTGGGAGCTCGTAATAGACCTTATGGATTCAATAAACAGTCTCCAGAACGGTAGACTGGATGACATAGACCAGTCGGTTCAAGCTCTAATAGCGTTTATAAATGCAGACATTGACGAGACTGGATACAAAGAAATGCGTGAAGCCGGAGTGGTATCACTTATTAACAAGTCTGGATTGGCAACTGACATCAAGACCTTCTCAACACCTCTTGACCATACTGGAATGAACATGTTCGCTGAGGAGTTGGAGGCCCTGCTGTACGCAATGATTGGTATACCAGATAGGAACAATCGAAGCGGAGGCGGAGGAGATACTGGACAGGCTGTTGAACTTAGAGATGGATGGGCGGATTTGGAAGTTGTGGCCAGAAATAAAGAGCTTGCTTTTAAGAGAGCTGAAAAACAGACTCTTAGAATAATTCTGAATATTCTAAATATAACAAACAAAACTGACTTGTCACTACTGGATGTTGATATTAAGTTTTCAAGAAACAAGAATAACAATCTCCAAGTTAAGACCCAGAGTTACCAGACACTATTGGCCACCAAGACACTTTCACCAGCCGATTGCTTGACGATAGTTGACCTCGTATCAGATGTTAATGAATACATTGATAGAGGAAAGACATTCTGCGGGAGATACCAGGAAAGTAGCTCTTGAAACCGCAAAGAATCCGCCAGAACCTACTAAGCCAACACAAGGAGGTAACGACTAATGCGAACAATCACATTAGGCATGGATAGTAATTTATCCGCTATTTATAATGATGAAATTATTCGTCAAGGGGAAAATTTGGCAAGTGAGCTAAACATAACTTTGTCGGATGACTTTATCGGATATAAGTATGTACTTGTTTTCCAATTAAATTCACAGACCCCTGTTGTAACCAATGAGTTATTTCCAGTTGAAAATGTAATAACGTATGTGATACCAAACGTACTCACCATTGAATCTGGAAACCTCAAACTTGAACTACAGGCGTTTGATGATGCTGGAACCCTTATAAAAACAGCGGTTATATATTTGAAGGTAAAAAGCTCTATAGAGGGAACCTTTGATGTTGTACCAGAAGAATATGTTCCGTGGTATATTCCAGCGGTTGAGGGGGCAGTAACCGCTACAGAACAGGCTGATATAGCCACGTTAAAGGCTGAAGAAGCGTTTGTAAGTGCCACTAATGCTGGAGTGAGCGAGGATAATGCGAAAGTATCAGAGGACAACGCCAAGGCTTCTGAATTGAGTGCACAAGCAACTGCCAGTCAAATAGTTGTAGATGAAGCTACAAGGCAGGAGAATGAAATTAATAGGGCGTTTTTTGATGAATATAGTCCAACTATACCATACGTGGTTGGGAACAAAGTGGCATATCTTGGAAGCTCCTATTACTGTATTGTTAATGCTCCAGCTGGCACTCTTCCTACAAACGAAACCTACTTCATTATGATGGCCAGCAAGGGAGATGCTGGTGGTAACGTGATATTAGATGACACCACACCAGCAATAGATAAGGTGTATTCATCAACTAAGGTTAGTTCGGAATTGGCGGCAAAAGCGAATCAAGCCACAACGTACACCAAGACGGAAACAGATAGTTTGCTTGCTCTTAAAGCTAACGTGCTCCCGATGCACTACTATGACACAACACTTGGAGAATATGTTAACGTTGATAAG